TGCCATCCGCTGGTTCTGCGTTTAAGAAGGTGTACTTTGATCCGTCTATTGATCGCCAGGTTTCGATGTTTATTCCAGCAGAAGATATTATTCTGCCTTATGGGGCTAGCGAAATTGCTTCTTGCCACCGCGTTACACACCGTATGCGCAAGACTAAACAAGATTTGATCAAACTCCAGCGCGCTAATTTTTATACTGATGTTGAACTTGGGGAACCACAAAAGTTCCGTACTGAGATTCAAGAAAAGAAAGATAAAGAAACTGGCTTTACTGCTAGTTATGACGATCGTTTTGAACTGTACGAAGTACATGCTGATTTAGACTTACCTGGATTTGAAGATAAGGATGATAATGGTGAAGAAACAGGAATTGCTCTGCCGTATGTGGTTACAATGGTACGCGGCACGAATCAGGTTTTGGCGGTTCGTAGAAACTGGAAAGAAGAAGATCCACTGCGTCTTAAACGCCAGCACTTTGTCCACTACCAATATATTCCTGGTTATGGTGCTTATGGTTTCGGCCTTTTCCATCTTGTTGGGGGTTTTGCTAAATCAGCCACTTCCATCTTGCGACAGCTTGTCGATGCCGGAACCTTATCGAATCTGCCGGGTGGTTTAAAATCCCGTGGTCTTCGTATTAAAGGTGACGATACCCCTATTGCTCCAGGTGAATTCCGTGATGTAGACGTTGGTTCAGGAACTATTCGCGACAATATTTTACCGCTTCCATACAAAGAGCCATCCGCAGTTCTAGCGGGTTTAATGGACAAAATCATTGAAGAAGGCCGCCGCTTTGCGGCTACTTCTGATATGCAAGTATCTGACATGTCTGCCAACGCCCCTGTTGGAACTACCCTAGCAATACTTGAAAGAACCCTTAAGGTTATGTCGGCTGTTCAGGCGCGTGTACACTACGCATTGCGTCAAGAATTAAAACTAATTGCTGGCATAATTCGGGATTACACAGATGATGACTATACATATGAGCCAGAACATGGCGACATGCAGGTTAAAAAGTCTGACTACAAACACGTAGATATTCTTCCTGTATCTGATCCTAATGCAGCAACTCTATCTCAGCGTGTTGTTCAATACCAAGCAGTTATTCAATTAGCCCAATCAGCACCACAGATTTACAACTTACCAGAACTTCATCGCCAGATGCTAGATGTGCTTGGTATTAAGAACGCTGATAAGCTGGTTCCACTTGATGACGACCAAAAGCCGAAAGATCCAGTAACAGAAAACATGGCTGCTCTGAAAGGCAAACCAATGAAAGCGTTTATGTTCCAGGATCACCAGGCGCATATTCAGGTACACCAGATGGCTATGCAAGACCCAATTGTTCAACAGCTTATTGGGCAAAACCCACAAGCACAAGCAATTATGGGCGCAATGCAGGCTCATATCGCAGAACACGTTGGCTACGCCTACCGTCAGAAAATCGAAGATGCTATGGGTGCGTCACTCCCATCACCAGAGGACAACTTATCGCCAGATTTGGAAGTTCAACTTTCTCGTTTGGTAGCACAAGCAGCCCCACAAGTACTGGCCCAGTCCCAAGCTATGGCAGCGCAGCAACAAGCCCAACAGAACGCTAAAGACCCGGTAATGCAAGCTGAGTTGATTGATCAGCAAGTTAAACAAGGCGAATTGGAGCGTAAGAAGGCTAAAGACCAAACCGATGCCCAGTTTAAAGCCAAAGAACTCGCACTTAAAGAGCAGGAGCTTCAGTCTAAGAAAGTACAGGCTGGAGTATCTACCGCTGTAGACTTTATTAACCAGCAACAGCAGCATCAATCCGTTAAACGCCAGACATTGACTAGCGGGGCCTTGCAGTTAGCCCAACTAGCTCAACAAGATAAAGAGCATAGGCTTAATACAGCAGTAACCCTAAACCAACAGCAACAAACACCTAAGGAGAGTAAAACCAAATGATGGACCTACTAACGGCTGATTTCATAGCCGCAATGCGTGATAAGTTGCGCACAGATATGAATAACTACACTGACGATTTGGCAAACGGACAGTGCACAAGTTTTGAGCAGTACAAAGAGCTCTGCGGTGTGATTCGAGGCCTAGCATTTGCAGAGCGCCATTTATTTGACCTCGCTGACAACATGAAGGAAGACAACGATGAGTGAAACCATCGCTTTGCCCCCACAAGGGCTTGTATTACCGGATGGCACTATGCATTCGCTTGAAGCAGTAGACGTAGAAGTAACAGAGGTACCTGAAGAGCCAACACCCGAAGAAATCCAGGTGCAAATGGCCCGCCAGCTACCTGAACCACGTGGTTGGAGACTCCTGTGTTCGCTGGTTACAGCCACAGACCAATACGATAGCGGCATTGTTAAGGCTGATGAAACTAAGAAGATTGAGGAGCTAACTTCCCCAGTTTTATTTGTTTTGAAGCTAGGTGATCTAGCCTATAAAGATGAAGCTAAATTTCCAACAGGTGCTTGGTGTAAAGAAGGTGATTTTGTTATTACCCGCCCTTATACAGGTACTAGGATCATGATTTACGGAAAAGAGTTTCGTGTTATTTATGACGACCAAGTAGAAGCGGTTGTCGAGGACCCCCGCGGAATTACCCGCGCTTAAAGGAGCAATTATGGTTTACAAATTCCCAGACGAAGACGGAAGCTTTGATGAAAAGCCAGAAGTCGAGTTAGATGTAACTGCTGAAGGCGATGTTGTTGAGGCGGATATTGTTGTTGAAGACGATACTCCTGAACAAGATCGAAAGGCGCAGCCCCTAAACCGTGATGTAGAAGATCCCTCGGATGAAGAGATTGAGGGCTATACAAAAGGTGTTCAATCACGTATCAAAGAGCTAACGCATGCCCGTCATGACGAGCGTAGAGCCAAAGAAAAGGCCGAACGTGAGAAAGAAGAAGCAATTCGTCTAGCTCAACATGCTATGGAAGAAAACAAGAAACTGAAGCAGTATGTTCAGACTGGCGAGACTTCCTACCAAGAGATGATGCGTGAAAAAGCCGAGGCTGAGCTTAATAATGCACGTGATAAGTTTAAAAAAGCGTCTGAAGACTACGACTCTGAGGCTTTGCTTGCTGCCCAAGAAGCGTTGACTGAAGCAAAGATGAAAATTGAAGCTGCAAAAAATTTCCGTCCAAGTACTTTACAAACTCAAGAAAATGATGTACAAATACAACATACGGCTCCAGATGTACCCAAGCCCGACGAAAAAACTCTGCGCTGGCAGGCAAAAAACCAGTGGTTCGGATCGCCGGGGTACGAAGAGATGACAGCCTTTGCATTAGGCTTGCATCAGAAATTGGTGGCCACGGGTTACGACCCGCGTAGTGAAGAATATTTCGAGAAAATTAATTCTCGCTTAAAGTCTGTGTTCCCTGATTTACTTCAGGATGACGAGCCAGCTAGCCGTAGAACCGGTGAACCTAGTAAAAAGCCGGCAACAGTCGTGGCTTCTGCTACCCGTTCAACGGGGGCAAAAAAAACTATCCGACTTACATCCACCCAAGCAGCACTGGCTGATAAGTTAGGTATTTCACGTGAATTGTATGCTAAGGAATTTTTAAAACAGGAGGCCCGTAATGGCTAATACTCGTAAAACGCGCGATGGCGAGAATCGCGAAACAGCTTCAACCCGTCCAATCTACCGCCCAGCGGCTACTCTGCCTGACCCTACTCCAGAATCTGGTTATAGCTTCAGATGGGTTGCTAAAGAGGTATTAGGACAAGCGGTACCAACTAACGTATCCCAAAAGTTTCGTGATGGTTGGGTACCGGTTAAAGCTGAGGATCACCCCGAACTTATGATTGTGGGTGATGCAAATGGAAACGTTGAAATCGGTGGTTTGATCTTGTGCAAGATCTTAACAGAGCAACTTGCAGCACAAAAAGAGTACTACGAGTCGCAAGCACAAAATCAGATGGATTCGGTTGATAACCATTTCATGCGTAATAACGATGCACGTATGCCTTTGTATAGTGAGCGTAAAAGCACAGTAAGTAAAGGTGGTGGCTTCGGGAGTGGTTCACGTTAATTAACTTTTTAGGAGGCTTTAAATGGCTACAGTATCCAGTCCTTATGGACTAAAGCCGATCAGCCTGATCGGTGGTCAATCCTTTACTGGCGGCACAATCCGCGAGTATCAATTGACCTATAACAACACAGCACCAATTTTTAATGGTGACTTAGTGCAACTTGGCACAACCAGCAATTTACCTGGTATGCCTATTGTTGTTTCTTCAACCCCAACAACCAGTTCTGCTGGTATTGCTGGCGTTTGCGTAGGCGTACGTTATCAATTAGCAGGTCAACAACTAGGCTACCCTTTGTATGCTCAGTATTTGCCAGCTAATGCGATCACTGCAGGCTACACAAACGTATTTATCCGTGTAATCGAAGACCCAGATCAGTTGTATCAAGTACAAGCTGCTGGTTCTGTAACTTATACCTCTATTGGTAAAACTGCTGCTTTAGGCAACTTTACTGGTGGTACAAGCTCTACAACTGGTAACACAACATCTGGTGATTCAGTAATCAACGTAACTGGCTCTTTGAGTTCAGGCGTGTTGACTGTTGCTAACACTTCCGCTCTTGCTGTTAAGATTGTTGACTTGGTTAACTCCAGCTCTACATTCGGCGGCAATTTCCCTTCTAATCCCGGTGATGCATACACTGATTTGATCGTCAAGTTAAACTTTGGCGTACATCAGTACTATCAATCCGCTGGTACAGCTAACTAATAAAGGAGCTATAACATGGCTATTTCACGTTCACAGCTCTTAAAAGAGTTACTCCCAGGACTAAACGCGTTGTTCGGTTTAGAGTACAAGCGCTATGGCGAAGAGCATAAAGAAATTTATGAAATCGAAGCCTCTGAGCGTTCATTTGAAGAAGAGACAAAACTGTCTGGTTTCTCGGCTGCTCCAGTCAAGAACGAAGGTGGTGCAATTTCTTACGATAATGCACAAGAAGCTTTTACAGCTCGCTACTCACACGAAACTATTGCTTTGGGTTTCTCAATCACTGAAGAAGCGATTGAAGATAACTTGTATGACTCATTGTCTGCTCGTTACACCAAAGCATTGGCTCGCGCTATGTCTTACACCAAGCAAGTTAAAGGCGCTTCTGTATTGAATAACGGTTTCTCATCTAGCTACCTCGGTGGCGACGGCGTTTCATTGTTCTCTACAGCTCATCCATTGGTAAACGGTGGTACAAACAGCAATACTGCTGCTACCCCTGTTGATTTGAACGAGACTTCTTTGGAAGCCGCAACAATTCAAATCGCTGCCTGGACTGATGAGCGCGGTCTCTTGATCGCTGCTAAGCCACGCAAACTGGTGATCCCACCTGCTTTGATGTTCGTTGCTACTCGTCTGTTGGAAACTAACCTCCGTGTTGGTACAAACAACAACGATATCAATGCATTGAAAAACAATGGCACAATCCCAGAAGGCTACGCTGTTAACCACTTCTTGACCGATACAAACGCATGGTTTATTTTGACCGACGTTCCAAACGGCCTGAAAATGTTTGAGCGTACACCACTCCAGAATTCTATGGACGGTGACTTCGATACTGGTAACGTTCGTTACAAGTCTCGTGAGCGTTACAGCTTCGGTTGGTCCGATCCCCTCGGAGCATGGGGCTCAAGCGGTTCATTCTAATCTGAATGTGCCCAATAAAAACCCCAGCTCACAAGGCTGGGGTTTTTTCATCGTAGTGGAGTTTTCTGTGGCAGTTGGCGCATAACACGATACACTTTTTAACTTCTTTGTACGCTTTAGTAAACATTCTATTACTGACTAGTTTGCTGACCTCATATTCTTTTTCGCTTGGGTCTATGTGGTGAAAGTCCATACAGGCTATGTGGT